TCAGCAGTCATTGCCGAAGAAGCGAAAAAAACAATTTCGCATGTAGATATAACTAAAGAAAGAATTCTAACTGAACTTGCTCGCATTGGTATGACTAATCTAGAAGATGTTTCTGATTGGAAAGATGAAGATAGTTTTTCATTGAAAGGAAAAGCAGATATTAAACCAGAACATCACGCTGCTTTAAAATCTATTAAGGTTACTGATGTCTACGACAAGGAAGGCACGTTATTGCGCACAAGAAGGGAAGTTGTAATGCACGATAAGAAGTCAGCGCTTGAACAGCTGGCAAAGTACACTCACATTGACAAAGGAATGAGCGATGGCGACCAAGCCAACAAAAATGCAATTCAGCTTAGGTATCGACCTGGAGACTCTAAAAAAGGAAGCCCAGGAAAACAAGGCACCGAATGATTTTGATGAATACCATGTGTCTCCTGATTGGGGGCCTAAACATAGAGATGATGACAAGTGCTGGTGTGAGCCTGCACTTTACTACAAAGATCCTTTTAACAAAAATGAAGTTTGGTTACACAAGGAGATGCATTGATTAAATGGAAAAAAATGCAAGATTGTTATGGCAATGGAAACGAGGTTTGGGTTTTAAAACTAGGGTTATTTCATCTTCAAATCGATGAAGAAAAAAATGGAGATTTTGCTGGTTTTAGTTGGGATATTACTTATGGTACAGGCAAATGGCCTCATGAGATTTTTAGAATTTATGAAGTTAGGTGTGGGTGTTTTAAAACTTTAGAGGCTGCCCAGAATTCTGCAATTAGAGAATTAAAGAGAATGATAAAGCCCATTGTTAATGTGGTATTTTAACAAAACTTAGGGGGAAGAATGTTTAATAAAATATTAGCTCATTTCGGCATGTGGTTACATAAACGCAAATGCAAAAATTCCACAATTTCAATTATAGCAGATAATGACAGGCGGGTTTATCAATGCAATTGCGGAATCTATTGGAGTTATGCAAAATGAGCGAATACGATGCCGTCAATCATCCTAAGCATTATAAATTACATCCAAGTGGTGTTGAATGCATTGATGTAACTGAGCACATGAACTTTTGTCTAGGGAATGCTGTGAAGTATATCTGGAGAGCAGACGAAAAGGGTAAGGCTGTCGAGGATCTGAAAAAGGCTCGATGGTATATTGACAGAGAGATTAAACGCAGGGGGAAGAAATGAAAGTTACAATCTGTTGGATGGCTGAAAAGAAGCCTGATTTTATTTCACGCATGGTTATGAGAGTTGATAAGGCTCCTTACAGCCATGTGCTTGTAAGGTTTAATGATCGGTTTGGTGTTGATAGCATCTATCACGCTACAGGCAAGGGTGTGCATATTCAGCCCTTTAGAAATTATCTGGACACTCATAAAATTGTGTATTCTAAAGTTGTGCATTTGAAATGCACTAATCAATTCTTTTGGGGATACATAAGCGGCTCTGATGGCAAGGAATATTCCCGCTGGCAGATATTTAGAATCTTCACTGGAGTTAGTTGGTTCAAAAATGGCAAGGCTAAAATGATTTGCTCTGAAACAGTGGGCGAATTACTGCATTACCATTCTAAGTATCAACTAGAAGGCGATAGGGATTTATGGACGCCTCGTTATTTGTATGAAGTGTTTAAGGGGTAATGATGAATAATGTAAAACATATTAATGGAGACTGTTTGCCAATTCATGTTCGAGATAAAATAGATTGGGAAAATGTCAGCGAGTGTATAGTTACAACTATTGATAAAAATGGCACCTGTCGTATTTACACTGCCTCAATAGATAACTGGACAAAAATTGCTTGGATGTTGTTTGTTTTAAATTCTTATATGAATGGCAAGTACAAAGATATTATGGATGTTACTAATGATTCAACAGAGTGACATACCTTTAGTAACGGAATTTGATCCTAACGATGTGCCCTGGCAGATGAAAGCCATTGATGACATTCTGACTTATGATTATTCCCTAGGAGTGCATCAGGTTTTATTCTCTGGAGCTGTTGGTTCTGCCAAAACACTTCTGATGGCGCATTTAATAGTTAAGCATTGCCTGGAGAATCCAAATGCATGGGTAGGCATTGGTCGCCTCACAATGAAAGATCTCAAAGATACTCTGCTTTATGTGGTCTTAGAACATATTGGTTACGAAGGCGTACTGGTCGATTACAGCCACCATAAAACAAGGTCAGAGCTGACCTTTTGTAATGGCGCAAGAATATCTTGCTTTAGTTGGGGGGATAAGAAGTATAAAAAGTTCCGCTCATATCCGTTTACGATGTTTGCCATTGAGGAATTGTCAGAAAACGATACGCCAGATGCTTATGAGGCGATTATTATGCGCCTTGGGCGTAGCCGTAGGATTAAACAAAAACTTTTAATAATGGCCACTAACCCAGATGATCCGGAACATTGGATTTATGAGAAAATCATAGCTAAAGCTGATAATGATCCGACAATTCATATTTATTATTCAATAACTGCTGATAATAAATTCCTTGATCCTGCCTATTTGGATTTCTTAGAGCGTAACCTTGATCCGCTTATGGCTCAGCGAATGTTGTATGGTCAGTGGGTATCTATCGGCGGCGGTGCAATTTATTATCAGTATCACTCAGGTAATCAGGTCAAAGGGAAGTCGTACAAAATAAAAACAAATCACCCGATTAGGATCTGCTGGGATTTTAACATTGGCGAAGGCAAGCCACTATCTGCAATTGCTATGCAGTGGAATCGCTATGCTTTTCATTGGTTCAAGGAATTTGTGATTTCATCAGCCAGGACGCCTGAAGTATTAACAGAAATTGGCGAATCTGGGCTGCTTGATTACCCGGTTGAATATATAATTCACGGGGATGCGTCAGGGAATAATCGGGACACCCGTAATCCTCGATCTGACTATGATTTAATCAATGATTTTTTACGGGATTACAGAACACCGAAAAAAAAGCAAATAAGCTACAGCTTTGAAGTTCCAGGTGCCAATCCAGCGCTAAAGACAAGACACAACTTAATGAACGCTCAGATGAAAAATATGAAGGGCCAGATTAGTTTTCTGGTGTATGTAGATGATTGCCCGACATTCCATAAGGGATTAAGGCTTGTCAAATTGAAGCCGGGTAGTCATTACTTAGAAGATGATTCAAAATATTATCAGCATGTAACAACGGCGGGCGGCTATGGGGTAGTTGCTTGTATAATGTCAGAAGACGATAAACCGCAAGGGATGGTGGAATTATGAGCTTAACAGATAAATCTGAATTAGAAAGTATTAAGGCACACATCGAAGATCACAAAGGTGTTTTAACTCATAACAATATGCTTTTTAATATTATGGAAGGTGATTTATTGACCTTTGTTTTGGCTGATTTAAAACAGCAACTTAGCGCAAGATCTTTTGAGATTGTTAAGCAAAGAGTTGCACCAATTAATGTTCTTATAAAAATAGTTGATAAACTTTCCCAAATTTACACTATTCCCCCGACCAGGCTAACGGTTAATAAATCTTCATCTGACCAAGCAATCGTTGACTGCTGGCTTAAGCGGTATAATTGGGATCAGAAAATGAATTTATCAAACGAAAACTTTAATACCTACAAAAATACTTGGATAGAGCCGATTATTGTAGATGGTAAAGTAAAAATAAAATCAATACCAGCAGATAGATTCTTAATGTATTCAAATAAATTAATCGATAAAACTGAGCCCACACATTTAATAAAGTTTTTAGGCTCTGTACCTAAAGATGACAGGACTGTTGATATTATTAGCATAACAACAGCTGATGAATTCACTATAGTTGACGAAGATTTGGACCGCCAAGATCAAATGCTGATAGCTCTTGAAAATCCCGAAGGGATCAATAAATTTGGCACACTGCCTGGCGTTTATATGAACAGGTCACATAATTTGCTAGTACCTAAAGCTGATAGTGATACTGCGAAAATGACAAAATTAATTCCTGTATTATTATCAGATCTAAATTATGCAGTTATGTTTCAAGCTTTTAGTATTATTTGGGGAATTGATGTAAATGACGAAAATTTAAAGATGGCTCCGAATGCCTTTTGGCGCTTTAAGTCTGATAATAAAGGTGTAGGAGAAAAGAAACCTCAAATTGGAATGATTAAGCCTGAAGTTGACATTGATCAGGTATTAAATCTCATTGGAACTTTGCTTTCTTTATGGCTTCAGTCAAAAAACATTCGCCCTGGATCTATTGGAAAATTATCAGTTGAGAATTTTGCATCAGGTATATCCAAAATGGTTGATGAGATGGACACATTTGAAGACAGGCAAAAGCAAGTGAGGTTTTTTAAACCTGCTGAAGAAGAATTATGGAATGTGAAGATTGCTAAACACATGCAACCAGTATGGGCTAAAGAAGGTGCAATTGATGACGAGGAATGTGCAAAGCAATTTAGTTCTGAATTTGAATTAGGCGTTAATTTTGTTGATCAAAGGCCAATGTTTAATAGAACTGAAGTATTAGACGAAGTTGACAAAGAAATAAGTCTAGGGATTCTTGATAGAAAACGCGCAGCTCAGCGGGTGAATCCGACTAAATCAGAGAAAGAAATTGATCAAATGCTTGCCGATGTGGATACGGATAGAACTGTAACCCTAGAAGGCGAAGATGGAGATAATGATAATGGGGATGATGAATAATGGCAATATTTGGTGAGGTAAATAAAACTGATAAGACTACAAAAGAAATTTTAGAAAGCTTTATTAAAGATTCCGATGAATTTGAAGGGTTTGTTATGGTTGCTTTTAAAAAGGAAGGAAGTGAGCCTGTGTTTATATGGAATTGCAATACTCATCAAATTGCGGTTGCTTCAGTTGAATTATCAAATGTATATAGGAAGTTTGAATAATGGCCTGGATGCGAGAACGCATAGAATTACCCGAAGAACTAGGCGCAGCTGATAGGGAGTTAGTGTTAGATGAAGTCAATAATTTCATTCGAAAAAGAAGCAAAAGAGGGCTCGACAAAGACAACCGACCCTTTCCAAAATACTCTAAAGGATATGTGGAGTCCCTTGATTTTAGGAATGCTGGAAAAAGGGCCTCTAGAGTCGATCTTACCCTCAGTGGAGATATGCTGGCAGCCCTGGATACCATTTCGCATAAAAAAGGCTCCGGGCTCATTGGCTTTGAAAATGGGACTGGCGAAAATGATAGAGCAGAAGGAAACATCAAAGGGACATACGGTGGTAATCCGACGGGTAAAATTCGAGACTTCTTAGGAATTACTGACAAGGATCTTGAAAGGGTTATTAATAAACCAAGTTTTACCGAAAGACTTAATATTGATGTTTCTGATCTGCCTAATAATAGGCTAAGGATTCGAGTTAGTGGCTGATACAAAACAAGTCAAACAAATAAAGCAGCTCTTAAGAAAATCTGTAAATCAGATGCGCAGTGTTCGAACTATGAATGAGATCGGTAAGCAAACGCGGGATATTATAGTTAAAAGAACCAGGCTTGGTTTTGGTGTTCCGGCCAATGGGGCTTCCAGGCAAAGGCTAAAGCCATTGTCTGATTCATATATTAAGCAGAGGGCTGGCGAGCTTGCTTTTTTCACTCGCAATGGCGTAGTAATTCCATTTAAGCCCATACAAGCTCCACGTTTATCAAGGCGCACGACACCAAGGAAGTCGAATTTAACTTTTACAAATCAGATGCTTGACAGCATAAAACAATTCGTCACACGATTAGGCGAAGTCGACATTAGGCCAACTGGTACGCGCCGTGATGGATTAACTAACGAGGAAGTTGCTACTTTCGTGTCCAAAGAAAGACCATTCATGCATTTATCTAATAATGAGATCAAACAAGTCACAATCGTAGCTAACGATTTATTTACCGAAATTATAAGAAAGAATTTGACAACCTTAAAATAGTGGAGGCTATACTTATGAGTGACGACGGGGGCAAAGGCACTGGTGGTGCCGATCCAAACGCTGGTGGCGGGCCGGGTAAAGAAACCAACTCAAATGATAATCCTGATGGTGGTAAAAAGACTTTTTCTCAAGAGTTTGTCGATCAACTTATGACTGAGAAGAAGAATGCCAGCAAAAGGGCTCAAGATGCTGAAACTTGGAAGAATGAGCGGGAAGTCCGCGATAAAGAAACCAAGGATGCCGAGCTGAAAAAGCAAGGCAAATTTAAAGAGGCGCTTGATGAGAAGGAGAAAGAACTTGCTGGGCTAAAAGATCAAGTTGCTGAAGGTAAAAAGCAGCGGGTTGATTCTAGAAAGCTTTCGCATTTTCTTGATGGTTTGGAAGGCGACTTAAAAAAGTCTTACTGGAATCTAGTCGATATTGATTCAATCAAAGTCGATGATGATGGTCAACCAATGGCCGATTCAGTAAAGGCAGCTATTGATAAGTTTAGGGTGGATTATCCTGAAATTATTGGCAAGAAAGCTGGGCCAGGTATGAATCCTGGTGACCCTAAACCGCCAGGCTCCGGAAAAATATCACATGAGACATGGAAAAAACTCCCCTTGAAGGAAATGAAAAGCAGATTGAAAGACGTGGAGGGTCTTCCCGAAGCGCCTTAACCTTTAAAGGAGTATTATAATGGCACAAACCAACATTAATGATGTTCAGGCCCAGGTACAACAATTTTGGGCCCCAATGTTCATGAAAGAGCTTCGAGAAGTATTACTTTTAGGATCTTTGGTAAACCGTGATTATCAAGGTGATCTAAAAGCCCAAGGAGACACTGTAAAAGTCTCTCAAATTAACGCCCCGGCTGGCCAACTTTTAACAGTTGGAACCGACGCCGATACTTTCCAAACTGAAAAACTAGATACTGTCCAAGTTGAAGTGAAAGCTGACAAAAGGGCTGTGGCCGCTTTTGAATTCAGTGATTTAGTACAAATCCAATCACAAATTGGAGCCCAAGATTCTGAAATTCGACGCAGTTTAATGTTTTCTGTCATGAAAAAATTGAACGATGAGCTTTACACTAAAATTGCGCCATCAACTTCTGATCCTGATCATGAAATTGGAAGTGTTACCGATTTTGATGCAGCTCAGGTTACAGCTTTAAGATTGTTGGCTTCAAAAGCCAAGTGGAATCGTGAAAAGCCTTGGTGGTTGATTGTTGATCCTTCTTACATGAAAGATATGTTGGATGACCAAACTTTAGTTAGTGCTGACTTTGTTGGTGACCGCCCGGTAGTTGGTGGATCTATCATTCAGCAAAGATTTGGTTGGAATATTGTTGAAGATAATAGCCGTCCTACTGATTTTGCTTTAGCTTTCCATCCGGATTGGTTGTATCTTGTAATGCAGCGGGAGCCTACGTTTGAGATTTCCAATCTGCATTCTAATAAACAGTTTGGCTTTGTTATTTCTGTTGATTTGATTTTCGGATCAAAGCTCGGCATTGATGGCGATGTTAAGCACATTAGAGTAGTTGCAACATAATGAGTATTTTAGGCGGGTTTGGTCAGCTAAACAAATATCGTAAGAGTCTGCACGTTTTGCAGGCTCCTACGGCAGATGCATTGCTTGGTCAAATTCGCCAAATCTCACAACCAATTCATATTATTCACATGTATAGTGCCGGGTCGCGACACTTCGCATGGATAGAAGGCGACATTATTATTAAAAAACAAAATAACAGGAGTAATGCAAATGGCTAACACAAAACAATTCCGTAAGATCGGCCCGTTTTCTAATGTGGTTGAAAAAATTGAACTTGAATATGATTTTGATAATGATGCTGGTGTCGTCGGGGCTCTGGACCTTGGAGAAGCTGGAGATCCAATTGTTGTGCATGAAACCCACACGAAAGTAAAAACAGCTTTTACCTCTGGTGGTGCTGCAACTTTAATCATTGGTGTTACTGGTGACACTAATGCAATACTTCAATCAACCGCTGTCGCGTCTTTGACTGTCGGAGAATTACTTAAGGGTGATGCAGCCAGTAACCAAATAAAAATGGCTTCCGGTGATAAAATTATTATGACCATTGGAGCTTTTGATATGACAGCCGGTAAAATGAAAGTTGTCATGCTCATTTCTAAATTCTAATTATTATCGGAGCCCTTCGGGGCTCCTAATTTCGGGGTTTAGATGAAAATATTTTGGTTTTTTATAATGTTGCTTTTTTGTACGCAATTGGCCTTTCCAGTTGCAAGAGGGCCGAATAAAAATACCAATGATTCAAATAGTTTTATAAATGATAATGCTAATCATGTCTCCAGACGTGTTGTTGGTTCACTTATAAATCCTGATACAGACTCGCCAGCATTGATATCCCCAGGTGGGACATTGAATGTTGGAACATTGATTCGCTTGGTTGGTGGAAATTTTATTAGTGGTAGACCATTGTTATCACATATTTGGACTGAAACTTTTACTGGATCTGGTTCTACCAGCACTACTGATGGTGAACTTATTTTATCAACTGGAACTATTGCCAACAGTAGCGTTTCTGTTGAATCATTTCAAGATGCAAGATTTATTACAGCTACTTTTAATTTAGCTCGTATGGCAATTGGCATTCCTAATAATACAAATATAAATGTAATTAGAGAATGGGGAGCTTATAATTCTGACTTACAAACTGATGGTGTTGCTTTCAGGGGAGTTTCTGGAAACGCATCTGTTATTCGGTATAAAAATGGTTCTATCGCCGAAGAAGTTCAAGAGGTTGATTTCAATGGTAATACATCTATTGTCAGAGATGATAATGTTCATATTTATGAAATTTTTTATAGTGCTGGAGTAATACTTTTTCAGCAAGATGGTAATTTAATTCATACAATGCAAGCATTAGATTCAGCAGCTTTTGGAACCCCTCATTTAAAAGTTGGCCATAGACTTGAAAATATAAATGGCAATACAACTGTCAATACAATGGTTACACGTGGTTCATCTATTAGTAGAATCGGCTCTTCAGAAAGTGCTCCTAGATCATTTATCATTGAAACTACTGGTACATTTTTAGTCAAAAATACTCCAGGCAGGCTTCACTCTGTTATTGTTACTGATAAAGGAGCTGGTGTAGCTACAATAGATGTTTTTAATAATGTTGTAGCATTAGCGCCTAAATTAGTTTCCAGTATTGATAGTTCAAATGTACAAGGTAATTTGCCTTTTAATGTTGAATTTGATGACGCTTTAACTATTGTAGTTGGCGGCGCATCTGTATCATTAACTATTATTTATGATTGAGGATTTATGGGCGTTGAATTTATGAAAGCAGTGGGGAAGGTTACAGCAGGAAATAGGCTTGCTACGACTATTACGCCCATAAGCGGGAAAGAAGCAACTGTGACTGCTTTTCGTGGTAAAGCTGCATTTTCCAAAGATTCTTATACTGCTGTTATTTGGAAATATGATCCAGCTAATCCTGATGATGAAGTTTATTTGCATGTTGAAAAAGGATCTGGTGATAAACATCCAGAAGATATTCAAAAAATTACTGGCGATGGGACTTCAAAGCTTGCTGTTGTTTGTGCTAATTCTGAAGCTACTAAAGATTTATTTATGGACTGTTACGCGACAGTTCAGGTGGAGGATTAGATGGTAAAAGACATAGACAAAAATAAATTGACTACAAATCCTCAATCCGTAGACCGCAAGATATTGACAGATAATGCTAAAAAGGAAATTGATAAAGTTTTAGATACTGCTAATAAAGGTGAACTTAATAAGGCAGATTCAGGGCAGTCAAGAATTGAGCTTTTATTAACTCAAATAGCAAGGAATACTAAGCCATGATTTTAAATAATCGAATTCTATTTTCTGACAATGGCACCTTAAATGATCTTTCTATTTCGCTGAATGATTTCAGGGCTCAAGATGAAACTATTGCTATTGTGGCTGCCGAAGACAAACTTTATTTTGGCTCCCCCCTGCCTTTTAACCATCGTTGGTTTGAGATCTCTAGTGTTAATGCTGCTACGGCGACAGTGAGTAAAATTGAAGTTTGGGATGGCGATGAATGGCAAGAAGTGGTTGATATAATCGATCAAACAGCAATTGCCGGGGTCACACTTGCTCAATCTGGAATTATCTCTTGGGTTCCTGACAAAGAGGAAGGCTGGGTAAGGGATGACACTAACGACACTGACAATAGTGCCGATCCAATTGAAGACCTTGATAGTGTAATTATATATGACCTGTATTGGGTTAGATTTACGTTTGATGCTGATTTGAGCTCAAATACCGCATTGCGTTTTGTTGGTCACAAGTTTTCTAATGAAAATGATCTTGGCGGGCAGTATCCAGAATTGACTTTATCTACTACGAAGACACAATTTAAAGCCGGGAAGGTTGATTGGTTTGAGCAGGAATTTATAGCCGCTGAAGAAATCATAAGCGAACTTGAACGCGATGAAGTAGTAAGGACAAGGGATAATATATTAAATTGGGAAAGGTTTAATTTGGCTTCTGTTCATAAGGTAGCAGAAATTATCTATAGAGCTTTTGGCGACGATTATGTTGATAATCGTAAGACTGCTAGAGATTATTATTTTTCAAATCTTCGCAAGGGCCGCAAGGAAATTGATAGAAATCGGAATGCTAGGCAAGATCCATTGGAAAGAATTGATGGGCAAGGGACATTGGTTAGATGAGTAAGATTAGCGACATATTTGATGCATTGGTGATTGATATTGCAGCGGAGCTGCCAAATCATAACCAATTGACAAATCCTTATGCTATCGAGGAAAACACCAGCCTATCGCTAAATCAAGGATGGGGTTTAGCTGTAGGCCCAGCCGTTAATACATTTCGACAATTAAGTTGCAAGCTAAGTGTAAATCGGTCCATGATTATAACCGTAACTAGAAAATTCTTTGCCAATGAGCTGAATATTGCCGGTAAAGATAATGTTGTAAAGTTACTACTAGAGGATCAATTTTTGTTGATTAAGATGGTGGAAAATGAAACCGGAACATTTAGTGCATTAGTCGCAAAGGGTGATTATTCTTCTGATAGTGGAATTTTGAGAGTAAATGATGAAAGAGATCAGTATT